GTGACGAACCGTACCGTCACCCTCCCAACCCTCGACCACGGCCCGGTGACCCTCCCCGAACCCGCCTGGTGCGCAGGCCACGCCGACCACCGGCCCGACACCGCACGCGCCGACCTCATCCACTGCGGCCCGCCCGCCGCCCTCACCTACCTCGGCATCGACGTGTTCACCGCCGAACTCGTCGCCTCCCCCTACGCCAGCACCACCATCCCGCGCCTCGGCGGCCCCACCCCCGGCGTCTCCATCGACCCCCTCGGCAGGACCCTCGACCCGGCCGACCTCTACGACTTCGCCGCCCGCCTCGACACCTACGCCGACCGGCTGCGCGCGCTCGCCGACCAGCTCGACGCGATCCTCGCCGGGGGTGCCCGGTGAAGCGCTCCTACATCCCGCGTCCGACCGAGTCGCAGGCCCTCGCCCGCGCCAGCCGCCGCCCGCGCCCGCCGCGCCCCGTGCCGGCCTTGTTCGCCGCGCTCCTGACCGCGCAGGCCGTCCGCGACCGCGAGGGCACCCTCCTCCTCGCCTGCGCCATCGTCCGCCAGGGCGGTGCGTGATGGCTGCACTGTCCCGTGCCACCCGCAGGATCATCGTCGCGCACCTCACCGACCACAGCATGAATCCCGCAGACATCGCCGCTGAGCTGGGCGTATCCATCGACACCGTACGCAGGGACCTCCGCGAACTGCCCGCCCCGGCACCTGCCCCGGAGCCCGCTCCTGCGGCACCCGCTGCGTCCGGTCTGCTGCTGCCCGAGGGCCCGCAACTGCGGGGCGACCTGGCAGCGCTCACCGCCGCATTCGGCGCGCAGCCCGAGGACGCGGCACGGTACGCGATCCACCAGGAAGCACGGCGTGTGCGCGCCTGGCAGGCCCGCGCGCAGGCCGCCCTCCCGGTGCGGGAGGGCGCGTGATCCTCACCGTGTTCTTCCCGCTGGCCGCGCTCGCGGCCCTCGCCGGCCTCGCCCTGGTCGGCCCCCGCACCGTGCCGCCCGTCGCCGGCACGCTCGCCGTCCTCGTCACCGCCGCCGCGCTCGCCGTGGCCCTCCACCGCTAGGAACGATCATGAATTATGTGACGCTCGGCGGTGTCACCGTCGGCCTGTGCATCCTCGGCTGGGACGCCACGAAGTGGTGGCCCGGGCGCAAGCAGCTCATGAAGGACCCGGCCAAGCACGCGGCGAAGCTGCTGCCCTGGCTGCTCTCCTGGGCCTACGGGTGCCTCACCACCTTGGGTGTGGCCGGGCTCATCGGCACCGCCAGTTCGGCCGTCCTCGGCCTGTCCAACTGGCTCGGCGACGTCGCCCTCGTGTGGGGTGTCGGCGAGCAGTCCGGCCAGCTCGCCGCCCGCACGTTCATCCCGCTGTCCACCCCCGGCGCCTGCGTCGTGCTCATCGGCACCGTCGTGTTCCTGGCCTCCGTGAAGAAGGCCGGTGACGAGACGCGCGGCGTCCTCAAGCGCGGCGCCTGGTGCGGCATCACCCTCGGCACGTCGGCCGGGGTCGCCGGGTTCGCCGCGGTACCCCTCGCGCAGGCCGCGAACTGGCTCGGCGACACCGGGTACGGGTACGTCCGGTGACCGGGAAGAAGGAGGCTGGCCCAGAGGCGGGGGAGCCGTCGCGTGCGGCCGGGGTGTGCGTCCTGGTCGTCCTCGGCGGGGTCGTCGTGGGTGTGCTGTTCGCGGTCGACGAGGCGGTCGGTGTGCTCGCGGTCGTGGGCGTCGGGTGGGTCGCGCTCTACTGCAGCGCCCGCCGAATGCCCGGTTTGTCCGCCCCTCCCCCACCCCCTCCCGGGACCACTGTCCTCGCAGGTGAGACGGGTGAAATCGCGCGGGTGCAGAAGGGGCCGGGGGAGGGGATGACGATCTTGTACCCGGTCCGCGAGGAGACACCCGAGGAGTGACCGTCACCCCGTTGTGCACCTAGTTGCACAAGCCCCGGACACGACAGCGCCCCGCCCTCCAGACGGAAGGCGGGGCGCTGTCCCCTGTCCCGGCTCACGCGCTTCCCAACGGCTGACCGAGGCAGGAGCCCTCACGACGGACTACGGCCCGCGGTCCTCACCGTACGCGCCAGCGCGCGCCCGGTCGGACAGTGCTCAAGATCATCGGTGCACCGCTCGCAACCCCGGCTGTGCGCCACCAGGGCACGCATCGCGACGCCCTGCGGCCCGGCCCGGTACGAGCCTGTGCCCGCCGTCGTCGCCTCTGTACGCTGCATCCCGTCGACTCCCTCGCAGTCGGCCAGCCTCCGGCCGTTCCAGCGGCGCGGAGGCTTACTCATTCCCGCAGCTTAGACCTAGCATGCTATGGCGTGCCAGGCATGCGACCGCTCGCGTGGCACACCGTGGCATGTCACGTTGAGCGCATGATCGAGTGGGAGCCGGATGTGCCCAGGTGGAAGCAGGTGGCGGACGTGGTCCGGGAGCGGATCACCGACGGCACGTACCCGCCGCGCACCCGCGTGCCGTCGGTCATGCAACTGGTCGACGAGTTCGGCATCGCGCAGGCGACCGCGCAGAAGGTGCACCAGGGCCTGAGGGCGGACGGACTGATTTACACGGAGCCGGGTCTCGGCTCGTTCGTCGCTGAGCAGTGAGGGCCACCGCGGAGGCGACGGCCCTCGAGGGCGCGGGCATCCCCGCTACCCGGGTCCGAGTGCGGCCTGCTCGGTCACCTCCCGGTCCGTCAGCGGCCGCACCTCCGCATACGCGAGCAGGAACACCTCGCCCCGGTCGTCAGCCACCTCCGACCACTCCCACGCCTCAGGCCCGCCCTGTACAACCGCATAGCCCAACTCCGCGAGGGTGTCGTAGCGCTCCAGCAGGCTGGGCGGTGCCACGGCCTCGGGCCATGACACCGACAGCTCCGACAACTCCAGCCCGGGGCTGATGATGTACAGCACCCAGGCCCGTTCTTGGGATGACCAGCCGAAGCCGACCCGCACCGGCTGCGTCACCGCGTCCTCCCCTGTCCGAGCACGAACTGGACGTCGCCGCCGCCCTTGATGCGGACGCTCCGTCGGACGCTGTCCAGGATGAAGTTGTCGATGCCGCTGCCCGACGACCGGAACTCGATCACGGTCTTCGCTGGCCGCTGACGGCCCACGCCGCTCGCGCCCGTACCGGCTGCCCAGTCGCCGGGTGCCGGGGTGTCGACCAGCGACGCCATCGAGGCGTTGACCGCGGACCGTTCCGCGTCCACGCCCTTCACCAGACCCTGCGCCGTGTACCGGCCCACCAGAGCCATCACCCGCGACGGAGACTTGATCCCGAGGGCCTTGCGGATGGACGCCGCCATACTCTTCGCGATCTTCGCCATCTGCGAATCGATCGCCTTCTGCTGCGACTGAAGCCCCTTCACCAGACCAGCCGCAGCCTGGATGCCCGCCCCGTACATGGCGTCGCCCGCCGTCGACCCAGCAGCCCCAGCAGCCTTCACCAACGCCGCCTGCTGCGCGTTGATCGCCTTCACCTGCGCCGGGCTGGCCTTCGCCAACGCCGCCGCAGCCGACGACCCCTGATCCACACCCGCCTGCGCGATCTGCGCGATCAGGTCCGAACGAACCCCCGACTTGCGGAGCTTGGCCAGGCTCGCCGCGAACGCCTGCGCCCGCCGCGTGGCCGAGCGCAGCCCGTCCAGGATCGACTCCGCGGAATCGCCCTCCGAGCCCTGCTGGCTGGTGATGTTCGCGGAGTCGAGGATCCCTTTCGTGACGTCCGTTGCAAGCTTCTCCCGGGCCGCACGCAGGTCGGCAAGCTTCTTCGTCGCGGTCTTCGCGCGGGCGGCGAGAGCTTCCTCCTGCTTGGCCAGCTTGAGGAGTTGCTTCGTGCCCGCGGACAGCTTGCCGAGGGCCTGCGACCGCTTCTTCCCCGGCCTCAGACTGTCGCGGACGATGTCGGCGAGCTTGGTCGACGCGGCCTTGACCTGCTTGGCCGAGCCGGTGAGCCCGTCGACCAGACCGCGGGCGATCCAACGCCCCTGCGCCTTCGTCACCTTCGACGGTGAGTTGATATTGAGGGCCTTCGCGATCGGGCCCGGGATCACGCTCTTCGCCCAGCCCAAAATTTTCGAGTTGATCCAGCCACCCATGCTCTGAATGCCCGACCAGAGACCCTGGACGATGTTCCGGCCCTTGGACACGAGCAGGGACTCCAGCGAGCCGATCCCCTTCGAGATCCGGCCCGGGATCCCCTTCACCCACGCGATCATGGCGTCGGTCTTGCGCGACGCGGAGTCGCGGAAGGACTGCCAGCCCCGCGACGCCGCCTCCGACAGGCGCCCGGCGAGGGACGCCAGAGCGATCACCGTCCGCGCCGGCAACTCCTGCACGGTCTTCAGGAACGCGGCCCACTGCCGACTCACCGGCCCCGCCACGTATTTCGACCACAGGCCCGAGAACCAGGCGCCGATCGCCGTACCGAGCCCGGCCATCCACGTGCCCGCCTCGCCCGCCTTCTGCGAGATCCAGCCCGTGAACGAGTCCCACCACTTCGGCACGTTCTCGGCGAGCGCGCTGATCAGACGGCTGACGAAGCCGACGACCATCGTGACCGCCGCCGCCTGGAGCGCGAACGCCACCAGCGTGGGCAGCATGACGATGGCCATGGTGATCGCCGCCGCGATCGCCGCCACCTTCAGCACCTTCGTCGGGTTGGCGAGCACCCACGCGGCGACCTTCTCGCCCGCCTCTGACAACCCGCTGACGACCTTCGGCCCGAGGTCGTTGACGACCTTCTCCTTCACCCGCTTGCCCAGCAGCGATACGAAGCCGATGATGCGGTCGACGCCCTTCTGACCGCCCTTCCCCGCGTCGTCCCACATGCTGCCCAAGGCGTTCTTGGCCCGCCCTAGCGCCCCGTACACCGGGCCGTTGAGGAAGTCGACCAAGTTCTGCTGCGCCGTGTTCCGGAAGGCGTCGATCTTGGAACCGAGGTTGTTCCGCAGCTCCTTGCCCAGCTTCCCCGTGGACCCCGCGGCCTTGTCCATGCCCGTGGCCGCGGCAGCCGACGCAGGATCCAAGGCGTACAAGGCGTCGCCCATGACGTTGGCCGGGTCACCGAACAGCGCGGCCGCCGCATTCAACTTGACCTGCTCATCCTTGGTGCCACGCAACGCGTCCAACGTCATCTGGAGCGCCTGCTGGCCGGACTTGCCGCCCTTCTGGAGCTTGGCCTTGACGTCGTCCGCGCTCACCCCGATGGAAGCGAAGGCTTCCTCGACGGCCTTCCCGCCCGCCGTGGCACGCTCACCGAACTGACCGAGGGCATCGGAGACCTGGTCACTGTCCCGGGCGCCCGCGCTCACTCCCTGCGCCATCAACCCGATCGCGGTCGCGCCCGCGAGCCCCAGGCGTTTGAACTGAACGCTGTACTCGTTCAGGGAGTCGAGGAAGTCCTCGCCCTGGTTGGCGCTGGTGGTGAAGCCCTTCGAGATCAGATCGAACGCCTCGGTACTGCTCTTCGCCAGCCCGGTCACGAGCAGCTTCTGTGCAGCGCGGGTGATGCGGCCGGTCTCCTCGCCGTACTTGCTGGACAGGTCGGCCACCCCGGTGCCGATCCGGGCGATCTGGGCGACGGTGGCGCCGGGCGGGAGGAGTCCGGACTTGGCGATGGCGCCGATGGCGTCGGCGCCTTCCTGGAAGTTCTCGACGACGGCGTTCTTGAAGAGGACGCCTGCGGCCTGGCCGTACTGCTTGGCCTGTGCGGGGGTGGCGTTGAGGCCCGCGGTCATGCGGGCCTTGATCTTGCCCTGGTCCAGGGCTTCGCTCATGGCGGAGACGAGGAGCGCGCCCGCGGCCGCGCCCGCGGCGAGGGCGGCACCGCCCGCCACGGACTTGAGCTTCTCCAGCTTCCCGCCGGCCTGCGTGACGGCCTCGCCCGCGCCGTCGCCGACGCCGTCCGCGAGGGCGTCACCGGCATGGTCCCCGGCCTGGCGGGCTGCCTGGGTCGCGCTGCGGTCGAGGCCGTCTCCGAGGGCCGCGCCTGCCCGCTGGCCGCCGCGCCGCATGACAGCTTCCGCTTCCGCGACGGCGGCGGTGGCGGCGTCGACGAGGTCGCCGCGCAGGTTCCGCCACTGGCCGTCCGCGCCGCGGACCAGGCCCTGTCCGAGCTGCTGGCCGACGCGCTCGCCGGTGTCGTCGGCGTCGTCGCCCATGCGCTGCCCGGCCCGCCGCAGCGCCTGCTCGGCACGCCGCAGACCGGGGTCCATCGCCTGGTCATCGACGGACAGGACCGCGTTCAGTTCACCGACGGTCAGCGCCACAGCAGCCCCCCTTCAGAACTGTCCGGCGGCGGTGCGCTGCTGCGCCTCCGCGTTGAGTACGGTCTCGGCTCGCCGTACGAGGTCCCGCACGACACTCTTCGGCGGGTGGTCGCGGCGCCGGGTGGGGGCCTCGTCGAGGACCAGGCCGGAGCGGCGCGCGGCCTCGGCGACAGCGTTGATGACGGCGGCCTCGGGGTCGGCTCCGGTGTTGTCGATCAGCGCGACGAGCGCGGTGACCGCGGCCTGCGGGTAGTCGATGGCGGGCATGACGGCTCCAATCAGATGCTGTTGGCGCGAGGGCGGGGCCGGGTCGGGTCGGACAAGTACGACTCCCAGGTGACGCCGGCCTTTTCGACGGCGGGCCGTCTGCGGACGGCCGGGAGTTCGGCGAACGCGTGCGGGTCTGCCCGGAAGAGGACGGCGTCCTGCTCGATCCGGCGGGCCTTCGCCTCCGCGGCCTCGGTCTGCGCCGTGACGTGGTCCGCGCGGTCGGGCGCCTTCCGGGCCTGGTCGAGGAGATAGTGCTCGTCGAGGACGTCGACGGGCCGGCCGTCGATCCAGAGCCCGAAGCCGCCGCCGTAGCCGTCGCTGTGGACGACGCCGAAGTCCGGCCCGCGCCATGGCGCCTGCCCCCTGATGTGCCCCGCGGGCCTGGATACCGTCTCGATGGCGGGGCAGGCGCGGAGGACGGCCAGGGCGCGGTCTCGGGCCGCGTTGCGGGCCCGGACGACGGTGCGCAGCGTGCGCATCGCGTCGGCCGCAGCCTGTTGGGCCTGGTCGACGTCGGCCTGCGGTACCTCGTCGAGGATCTTGCGGGCTTCGAGGATGGCGACGGTGCGGGCCTGGCGGGCCTGGGCCTCCCGTAGCGCTGCGGCCTTCTTCTCGGCGCGCCGGCGGGCCAGGCCCGCGAAGTATCGGCGAGACCGTGCCTCTTCGATGTCGTCCGGGCCGACCTGGTCGTCGCCGTCGATGACCTTCTGCTCCAGCTCTGCGAGCTGTGCGTCCGCCTCGCCGACCGCGGTGTCCGCGGCGGCGAGGATCTGCTCGGGGGTCTCGGTGCTCATGCGGCGTCGTCTCCGTCGAGGAGTTCGTCGATGGTGGGGACGGTGGCGCCGGCGGTGTGCTGGGCCTGGTAGATGCGGCGGTGTGCGTCGATCTGTCGGGCGTTCGCGGCTTGGGCGGCGCGCCGTTCAGCGGCCGTCTGCGGCTCGGTCTGCCGGTGCTGGTCTTGGGATCCCACTGGTGTCCTCCGTACGCCCGAATCGGTAGCTGTCGAGGGCGGTGGAGTCGATGAGCCAGCCGCCCGTGATCCGTCGGGCTGGGAGGCGTCCGGTGAGGCATAGCCGCCGCACGTGCGAGGTGTCGCACCCCAGCACGGCGGCGGCTTCCCGAGTGCCCAACATGCGTTCCAACCCGCTGTCCACGGTGGGGGTTGGGGGTGGTGGGCTCACGGATGCGTGCTGGTGGCCGTGTGCGGCGTTGTGGAGCTGCTGGAGGAGTTGGGCGGCCTCGGGTGTGGGCCGTCCGCCGTCGGCTCGGTAGATGGCCGTGAGTCCGGCGGCGAGGATGCGGGCGAGGCCCCGCGCGGCGGTGCGCGGGACCTCGAGGACGAGCGGCTCGTCAGGCTCCGTCACGGCCGGCCTCTGGCGGGTTGACGAGTGCGGCGAGGCTCGGGGGCAGCGGGTGACCCGTATGCCCCAGCCGGTTGACTGCGCGCTTCAGCTTGGCGCGCTCGCGTTCAAGTAGGGCGCGTTCGTGGTCGGCCTTCGCCTGGGCCTTGGTGGCCTCTGTGACGAGGGCGTCGAGGATGCTGGTGGCGCGGGTGGTGATGCGGTCGGCTGCGGCGCGGGCTTCGGGGTCCTTGTCGCGGGCCAGCTTGGCGAGGGTGGCGCGGAACCGGTCGTTGAGGTGGTTCCAGGCGGTGTCGCCGGGGAAGCCGTCGCCGCGCTTCGAGTGTTTGGGCTGGTCAGGGGTGGGGTTTGGCATGTGGGGCTCCGTGGTGGGGGTGTCGCGCGCGGCGCGCGTCATGAGCAATCTGGAAGGAACCGGTTCCTGTGCGGAGGCCGGTTCCCTCGGGGTGGTCCAGGATTGGACTACTCGCGGGTAGGTCAGTGCTGGGCCATGTCGGCGAAGTGGGCGAAGTGGAGCTTTGCGCCGACCGTGATCGTCGGCGTCTGCCCGTTGCGGTGCTTGGCGATGATCAGATCGACTTCGCCGGCGCGAGCGGATTCCTTCTCGTAGGCGTCTTCGCGGTGGAGGAGGATGACCAGGTCTGCGTCCTGTTCGAGTGATCCGGATTCGCGGAGGTCGGAGAGGACGGGGCGCTTGTCGGTGCGCTGTTCGGGGCCGCGGTTGAGCTGGGACAGGATCACGACGGGAACTCCGAGTTCCTTGGCCATGAGCTTGACGTTGCGGCTGATCTCGGAGACTTCCTGCTGCCGGTTGTCGCGGCGGTGTGTGCCGCCGGAGCGCAGGAGTTGCAGGTAGTCGATGATGACGAGCTTGAGGGCGTGGCGTTGCTGGAGGCGCTGGCATTGGGCGCGGATGGATGCGAGGGACCGGCTTGCGTCGTCGTCGATGAAGAGCGGCGCGGAGGTGACTTCGGGCATCCGGCGGGCCAGGCGTGTCCAGTCCTCGTCTGTGAGGGGTCCGGAGCGGATGCGGTGCAGGGCGACGCGGGCCTCGGCGGAGTTGATGCGGTCCATGAGTTCGTGGCGCGACATCTCCAGGGAGAAGATCGCGGTGGTGAGGTGGTGGGTGATGGCGGCGGAGCGGGCGAAGTCGACGGCGAGTGTCGATTTACCCATGCCGGGGCGGGCGGCGATGATGATCATCTGGCCGGGGTGGAGTCCGCTGGTGAGGGCGTCGAGGTCGTGGAAGCCTGTGGGGATTCCGGTGATGCCGCTGGCGCCGTGGCGGGTTTCGAGGTCGTCGAGCCAGGCTTCCATGTCGTCGCCGACGAAGGCGCCGGTGGCGCGATCCTCGTCACCCGCGAGGACGGCTTCGAGGGCGCTGGATGCGGAGGTGACGGCGTCGTCGATGGTGCCGTGGGTCTGCTCGGCGAGTTGGATGATGTGGCGGCCGGCAGAGTGGAGGCGGCGGAACGCGGCTTGGTCGCGGATGATCTCGGCGTAGTACTCGGCGTTTGCCGCGGTCGGCACGGTCTGGACGAGGGTGTGGAGATACGTCGCCCCGCCGACCTTGTTGATCTCGCCGCGCTTGGTGAGTTCGGCGGCGATCGTGATGGGGTCGGCCGGCTCGCCCTTGGCGTAGGTGTCGAGGATGGTGCGGAAGATCGTCTGGTGTGCGGGGCGCTGGAATTCGTGGCCGTCGAGGATGTCGATGACGTCTGCGATGGCGTCCTTGGCGAGGAGCATGCCTCCGAGGACGGACTGTTCGGCGTGGCCGGTGTCGGTCATGCAGGGTCCTTGGCGTGGTCGGGGTGGCAGTCGGGGCAGGGGTGGCCGTCACGGAGTCGCCAGCGGGCATTGTGGGCGGCTGCTGGGTGTCCGGTGAGGCAGGTGTCGCACGCGGGCGGGAGAGACACCCTGGCGGGCTCCTGCGGCCTCCGCTTAGGGAGGTCCGCGATGCGCTTCGCGAGGACCGCGGGGTAGTTCCGGATCCCGTCGGGGTTCTCGGTGAGCTTGGCGGCAAGGTCCTTGTCGAGGGTCCAGCCGGTGGCGGCAGCAGCGGCGAGCAGCTCGGGCGCGAGCCGCTCGCCGGACGCACGGCCGACGCCCCACGGAGCGGGCAGGTCCATCAGGAAGGTGACGGCTGCCTGCCGCCCCTCCTCCCCCGTCCTCCCGTCCTGCGGTGCGGAGGAGGAGGGGGAGGTAGTTGAGGAGTAAGGAGGAGTAGGGGTCACCTGCTGGGTGACCCATTCACATCCGTCAGGTGACCCATTCCGTTTCTTCGGGTCATCTGTCAGGTGACCCATTCCCCCGCCCTCGCCACGGAATGGGTCATCTGTCAGGTGACCCATTCCGGCGGGTCGACTGCACATGCCTTGTTGCCCCCAGTGCGGAGGAGCGGGGCAGAGGTCTGGGATGCGGTAGACGGCGTGCCGGCCGGGGTGCCCGCGCATCTCACGGCCGTTACTGACGGCGTACGCGAGCACCTTCTTGCCCATGAGCTTGCCGAGCGCGTTCTTCCATCCAGCAGCGCTCTTCCCGGCCCGCTGGAGGACGTACGGCTCATGGATGGAGCCGTACGTCTCGCGGGTCGAGTCGTTGGCGTTCTCCGCGATGACGATCAGGTCGTTGCGCTCGCCCACGGTCAGACCGAAGTCCTTCCAGTGGTCGAGCACTTCGACGATCAGGCGGATACTCACTGCTTACGCGTCCTCGCTGTTCCTGGTGAATCGCTGGCGGATTTCCCAGAGTTGGAAGCCGCGGGCGAGGCATCGGTTGATCTCGGCTCGGACCTCACGGAGGCTCAGGCCGTACGGGTTGTTCCTGAGGGCCGTGCGCGCGCCGACGGCCCCCACCGGAGCGGCGGGAGCGTCGGCACCATGGCGGTCGCTCAACGGCCGACCCTGGCCGCGTAGGACTGGAGGGCGCGGCGGGTGGCCGCGGGGTTGGGGGCCTCCGCGACGGCCCGCTCGATCGCGTTCAGCGCGGCCATGAGCGCCGGGTCGCCGGGACGGCCAGCCGGGCCACCGGTCATCGCGGCGTGCCAGGTGCCCAGCGTGTCCGCGGCCGCGTGCATCACGGCCTGGGCGGCGGGCACCCGAGCGGCGGGCAACAGGACGGCGTTCCCGCCGATCTCCCCGAGGTAGACGACCGGCTCGTTGTCGTAGCCGGGCGTGAACGCGAGCTGCATGGACATCTTGACCGGGTTGGGGCCGCCGTCCGAAATGACGAAGTCCCGTGCGGTGGCGTGGTGTTCGACCCACCGGGTGCCGTCGGTGTCGACGTGACTGATGCACTCGCCCGGAACGCACCAGGCCGGGTGACCTTCTTCGGCCTCCGGCTCGGCGTCCTGGCCCTCGGCGACGGCCGGGAAGTCCCGGGCGATGTACCGGTCCGCGGACTCCCGGGCGGCCCTCTCCTCGACGGCCTCGGTCGCGTACTGGAGGGCGGTGTTCGCGGCCTTCAGCTTCGGGTCGTCGCCCGCAAGGCGATCGAGGCCGATCCCAGCGTCGACGAGCAAGTTGTTGACGGCCTGGAAGGTCTGCGGTCCCCTGGCCGACTCCTCCTCGGCGAGCTGGTCGGCGCGGGCCGCGACCTCCGCGACGGCGAGGAGCGCGGCCGGCAGCTTTCCGTACCGGGCGAGGTCGAGGGCGGGAACTGTGGGAACCACCGGGGACACCGGCGGTTCCTGGGTGTGGCTGTATGGCATGCTGGTCACCTGTTCCTGGTTGGGGGCCCGGTCGGCTGTAGGAGGTCGAGACCGGGCCTTCGGCGTTTCTGGGGATGGATGGGAGGTCGTCTGTTCCGCGCGCCAACGCGGTCAGGCGGCCTCTGTCTGCTTCTGCCGCTTCTGGGCGGCGATCCACGAGTCGAGGTCGTCCCAGTCCCACTTCAGGTAGCGGCCGACCTTGAAGGCCAAGGCGCCGATGCCGACGCGTCGGTAGACCTGGTCGCGGAGGGAGTTCTCGGGGATGCCGAAATGTGCTGCTACCTCGGCAATCCCGGCGAGGGGGCGTCGCATCAGATCACTCCGTGTGTTTTGAAAGCACACATTCAGAGCTGAGGTCAGCTCCTGTGCTGGGACCGACAGTAGACGAGTGTTGCCTAGTGTGTCCACCACTGGTAGAAAGTGCTTATGGAACACACCGAGGAGCGGGCGGCGGCCAGCCCCGTCGACACGATCAGGACACGTGTCAAGCAGCTCCGCGGCCACAGAGGATGGACCGCCGCCGAACTGGGCAAGCAGATGACCCGCCACGGCCTGAAGTGGGACCGGTCGATCGTCGCGAACTTCGAGGCGGGGCGCCGGCGCACGGTGAGCGTTGACGAGCTACTCGCGCTGGCTCTGGTCTTCGATGTGGCCCCTGTGAACCTGCTGGTCCCCGTCACGGACGAGCCGTATCGCGCGTCCGCCATCCGCACGATGAGCGCCGACACCGTGCGGGAGTGGGTGCGGGGGAACAAGCCGCTGCCCGGTACCAGCACCGAGGCGCAGCGCACCTTCTATGCCGAGGTCGCGATGGCCGACATCAAGCGCCGCGGCCACATCATCCCCATCGGCACCGCCCGCGTACGCGACGAAGCGAGGGACCCCAGTGGCGAGCATCCAGAAGCGCCCGAACGGTAAGTACCGGGCACGCTACCGGGACGACGCGGGCAAGGAACACGCCCGTCACTTCGCCCGGAAGATCGACGCGCGGCGCTGGCTCGATGAAGTCAGCGCCTCACAACTCACCGGCCAGTACGTCGACCCGCGCGCCGGCCGGATCACCTTCCGCGTGTACGGCGAGCAGTGGCGCCAAGCCAAGCCGCACCGGCCGACGACCGCGGTGAAGGCCGAGCAGCACCTGCGGGTGCACGCCTACCCGGCGTTCGGCGACAAGCCGATGGCGCGGGTCCGTCACGGCGACATGCAGAGCTGGATCACGGGCCTCGAGAAGGCCGGCATGAAGCCGTCGACCGTGAGGACCACGTTCAACACGGTGCGGGCGGTCTTCCGGGCCGCCGTGGCCGACCGGGTCGTCGCGGTCTCGCCGTGCACGGGCGTGCAGTTGCCCAAGGTGCCGCGCCGCAAGGTCGTGCCGCTCACGGTCGACCAGGTGCGCGCGCTCGCCGACGAGATGCCAGCCCGGTACCGGGCGCTCGTCATCGTCGGCGCCGGCACTGGGCTGCGGCCGGGCGAACTGTTCGGCCTCCAAGTGCGGCACGTCGACTTCTTCAAGCGGCAGTTGCGTGTCGAGCAGCAGGTGCAGCAGACGAAGGGCGGCGGGACGCGGGTGTGCCCGCCGAAGACGAAGGAGTCCGAGCGGGTCGTCCCGCTGCCGGACGTCGTGGTGCACGCCCTGGTGGCGCACCTGAAAGCCTTCCCCGCGGACCCGGACGACTTCCTGTTCCAGGATCCGAAGGGTGGCGCCGTGGTGTCGACGCGGCTGATGGACAGCGCCTGGCGGCCGGCCAGGGAGGCTGCCGGTCTTCCGTCGGTGACGATGCACCAGTTGCGGCACACCTACGCCTCGCTGCTGATCGCTGCGGGCGAGTCGGTGAAGGTCGTCGCGGAGCGGCTCGGGCACACGAACGCGGCGATGACGTTGAACGTGTACAGCCACTTGTTCCCGGACTCCGAGGACAAGACGAGGCGTGCGATCGACGGAGCCTTCGAGACCAAGATCATTAAGGCTGCGGACTCTGTGCGGACCGAAGATGCCCACTGA